GATAACAGAAATTGTTAGTGACACAATTTGCAAAGCCTTTGCAGAGGTCGCTTTATTTGATGATGAGTCGATTAGCACGGGCGATTGGGAATTAGAAAGTGGTTATGAGGACGCTTGGTCTACAGATCGCGGCTATCCGAAGTCCATTACGTTTCACGAGGGGCGACTTTTCTTTGCAGGTTCCAAAAGTTTGCCAACTACTTTTTGGGGAAGCGTCGTCAATTCGTTTTTTGATTTTGACAAGGGCGAGGCAACAGATGACCGAAGCCTAGAGGCGACTATAACTACAGAATCTTTAAATGCGATTGTCGATATTTTCAGCGGTCGTGATCTGCAAATATTTACAACTGGCGGGGAGTTTTACGTCCCTCAATCAACAGATGATCCAATTACACCCAGTAGCCTCGTCGTTCGCATGGCAACACGCAATGGTGCAAAAGAAGGAATCCCGGTTGTCGGTTTAGATTCCGGCACAATGTTTATTCAACGACAGGGCAAGCAGTTAAACGAATTACTCTTTACAGATGTTGAGTTGACCTACACGACTTCTAATGTGTCCCTCCTCAGTGGTCATTTGCTCAAATCACCTACTGATATGGCTATACGTCGTGCCACTTCTACAGAGGAGGCGGATCGGCTGTTTATTGTCAACAGCACTGACGGTTCTATGTGTTGCTATTCACTGCTTCGCGCTCAACAAGTCGTGGCGCCGTCTAGCGTAACAACAGAGGGTTTAGAGGCTAACGATCAATTCAAAGCGGTCGCGGTGGATGTGGATACAATCTACACGGTCGTAAAGCGCTCTCTGCCAACGCAAGCTACAGCTACAATTACAGTGACAGATGCAAGTAATATAGCCGCTGGATCGACGATAGAAATTAAAGAGAATGACGGCACGGCCACCACAATGACTGCGACAACCGATGACCCGGCTGGCGCGTTGTTTTTCTCCGTTGGGGGAAGCCGCACACAAAATGATATTGCGGATAACATAGCTGTCGGCACTGGCGGAAGTTTAGGTATCAATGCCTTGAGTGGGTTTAGCGCACCAAATCCAGCGGCAAATGTAGTTACTGTCACGCGGGCAACGGCTGGAAGTAAAAATGCAACAGTTACAAGCTCTGATGGCACACGTTTGGCGGTCACTGATTTTACAGGTGGAAGCACAGATAAATACTATGTTGAGATTTTTGATGCGTCTTTACATACAGACAGCTCTGTTTATAGCGCGTCGGCAAGTTCAACCGGCACAGCGGCACATCTCCCATTGGAAACGCTAGACGTTATTGTTGATGGAAATGTGCAAAGCTCAAAAACATCAAACGGTAGCGGTGTGGTTACGTTTGATCGTGCATCGACCAGTAATTATGAAATTGGATTGCCGTTCTCCATCGAATTAAAAACAATGCCTTTAGAGCCACGACTACAAAGCGGGTCGATCAAAGGGTTTAAGAAACGTGTCCTCAAGGTAAACGCTGAAGTTTATCAGAGCCAGGCTATGTCTATTAACGGACAACTAGTCGCGTTCCGCGCTTTTGGCGAAGATGTTTTAGATATTTCGGTTCCCAAATTTACAGGCGTCAAAACCGTTGGGCCATTGTTAGGGTTTGTCGATGAGGGAACAATCACAGTTACGCAAACCGCGCCGCTAGATTTGAATTTGTTGGCGCTCGACTATCAACTTTCGGTGGGCCAGTAATATGACAATGACCGCTTTTATGGTGGCTGGTGCCGCGTTAAGTGCCGTTAGCCAAATCAAGCAGGGCCAAGCGCAAAAGGCAATGTTCGACGCGCAAGCACAGCAGACGCGCATACAGGGGCGCTCGCAAGCCCTTCAAGCGCGGCAACAGGCATTACAACACAAAGAAGATGCGTTAGCGGTAATGGAAAAGGTGCGCCGCAATCTTGCCACAATTAATGCACGGGGAGCAGCGGGTTCTCTTGATCCGTTTTCCGGAAGCACCGGCAATTTGATGACCGTAAATTTAGCAAATGCGGCGGATGACTATTACGCGGCAATGGATAACGCTCAAATTTCCTACGAAAACGAAAAGATTTTACGCGGTTCGGCAAATTACCAGGCGCAGATTTATAAGGCGGCGGGTAAACAAGCCATGCAACAGGCCGTGATGGGCGCTTTAACGTCAACGGCTATGGCTGGATATCAAGGCTATAAAGGTGGAATGTTTGGAACGCCAAGCCCTGCACCGGCATCAAGCATAAGTCCCTACACTGGCCCCACCGGGACTTACGGCATGAATTTTCCACAGTCATTTGGCGCAATGCCTCCAACTTATCCTAGATACACGGTTGGAACATAATGGCTGATAGATACCCCACATATCAAAGGCGAGGACGATTAAGCGCTCAGATTGTTACTCCGCCAAATGTCGATCAGGCGGCGTTACGCGAACAGGCGCGGGGCTATGGTAATGTAGCACAGGCGGCTAATCGTGTTGTCGATTTTGCGTTAAAAGAAGGAAGTCGCCAGGCGGCAATAAAAGGCACCTCGGCGGGTGCGGCTGATCCCGAAGGCACATTGCAGACATATAAAGATGACGCACCTTTCACCTCGTATGAGATAGCGGCCTACAATGCGGCGGTCAAAGCAAGCTCCGCACAAATACAGTCAGACGCACGGCTTAAAATTAACAACGCTCTGATTAAAGCAACGCACAACAGAACCGACCCAACCGTTTTTAGGGGTGAAATAGATGCGATTGCACAAGGTTCGGCGGAAGCGATTGCACTACTTGATCCAGAAACCGCGGCGGCAACACAGCTAAACATAAGCGGTTTTGCGGATACTGCGTTTTTAAAACTTAGTGAAAGCGATTTGCAGCGCGAGCAAGCAGAGTTGAAGGCCAAGTGGGTGCCATCGTTGGACACTTACCGGGATCAGATTGAACAAATTTCACGGGATCAGGGTGATATCTCGGAGGTGCTAAAGGCGGCGAGGGAAAATGCGTTAGGGCTTGGTGTATCTCCCGCAACTTTAGAAAAGGACATACTTGCACTTCAAAGCGTTGGGCGTATTGCCAGGGTCAACGGAGCATTTGAAGCGTCAGAAGATAAAGAGGCGTTTCTTTCCGAATTTAACAAAAATGTCAAAGACGGCGATAAGCTGGCAAAGGGCTTAAATGAGAAAGAAATAAAATCACTTCGCTCGGGAATGAGTGCCGTTATTAACGGGGAAAAAGCTGAATACAAGCGTCGGGTATCGGCGGCGTCGAGTGATATCACAGAGCAGGGAAAGATACTTGCCAACGGCGATGATGTAAGTCCTAAAGCTCTGGGCGACATTAAAACGGCAGTTGAGGAGCTAGGCGACCCAGATTTATCTAAAGAATTTGCGCTCCTGGACGCTCAGGTGGATGTTGCGCGAAAGATGGATAAACAACCTTTGTCTGTTCAGCTTGCAACAGTCAGAGCATTACGCGCCAATGCGGGCGAAGATATTACTTACGAGGAATCCCAGTTAATAGAATTTTCTGAAAAAAGATTTAAAAGCAACCGGACAAAATACACGACAGACTTAGTGGGTAATGGATTACTTGACGGTGAAGATTTAGGGCCAGTTTTAGTTACCCCGATGGACGCGGGCGACTATGTGGAGGGCGGAAACTTAGATCAGCGAATAGCGGCGGTTCAGCGTTACGCCACACAAAAAGGGGTTACAAATACCCAAATTTTAAGTAACGACGAGGTTAGGCAATGGACAAACATAATAACCTCTGGCGAGACAAAACCAGCCGACAAATTAGCAGTTATCAAAGGAGTTATTCAAAGCGCAAAGCTTAATGGAATGAATGTTAATGACGTTTGGGGCGCGATGGTTGAGGGCGATAAAGATGCGCCGATATGGATTGATGTGGGGCGAAATTTAAGTGCTACCGGCAACGCCCGTTTTGCTTTTGATGTGTTGGAGGGCCTAGCGGCAAAACAAGAGGGCGCTACGCTAGATAAATTACCGCATGTTAATGTTGAAGGGTTACAGGCAGACAGGGCAAAAATTCACAAAGAGCTTATTGATACCGGCGTTCAACCGGCCAATATGGGATCGTTGATGAATCAGGCTGAATTAGCAACTTTGGCGCGGCTTGCTAAAAATACCAGCTTAAATTTTGCGGATACATATAAGCAAGCACTTGCCGAAGCAATGGGCCAGCATACGGAGAAAACGACCACGGGGAATGTTGAAACTTTTGGCGGCTCCTATGAAATGTTCTCGCTTGATGAAAACAACGTCATCCTTGCGCCCGATATGTCGCATACCAACGCTGGCGAATTGCGCCGTAATTTTACATCTCTTGATGCGGAAACTATTGCGCGTATCGGCTCTTTGAGTGGTTTAGAAGGGCCACCGCGAACGCTAACGAAGGGAACACTAAGCAAATCAGATATAGACGGCATTATTTTTCAAGGGGCTGGTATAGCGGGTAGGGTCATTTTGAAAAGTCCTGCTGGCGACAAGTTTATTGATAAAAACGGTAATGATTACATTATTGATCTTAAAGACGCCTGGGAAATTACAAGAGATTATGTGCAGGGCGAAGCCGCTATTAAGGCGGTGACAGAAAAGAGACGATGAATGAGCATCTTCGATAACAAACCATCGCCTTACCCCCAGGATTTTGGCAACGTCGCCATAGCACCAACCCTTTCGACGTTGGAAGCATTGGAACAGTCTTACGAGCTATCCCGAATGGTGGAACAGTTTGCATCTGAAGATTATGCGGAAAAAACATATTGGGAGCCAAAATTTGAGCAAGTTGAAGCCGCACTTAGGGAAAAGGGTGTTACGGACGAAGTAGATTTATTTATTCCTCCATGGGACATAACAGAATTTGGCGGCTCTCATCTTATTTTTGGCGATAATCCGCACCAACGATATGTAGGCATGGTGGATCGCTATAACGCGGTGATAGATAAGTATGGCCTAGACATTGGTATTTTTAGTGCCGAAGAACATAATCGCCGCACTTTAGATATGGCACGTAAGGTTAAAGAAGAAGCAGAATCGCGTCCAACAAACACAGGCATTTTTGGCGACCTGGCCTGGCTTGCAGGGATGGTCGGCGCAGATATCCGCTATATGTTTCAAGACCCCGCATATGCCGCAATCAATATTTTAGGGCCAGTAAAAGCGGCGGCGGCAGTTAAGGCGGGCTGGTCTTGGGCGCAAAAGGCCGCGTTTTGGGGATTAACTGAAGGTATTGTTAATGCGGGTGCGGAAGTTTACCACCAGCCAAATGTTGCGGCGTGGCGAAAAAAACTTGGATACGATTACACATTTGAAGATTTTTCAACTCGCGTCGGAGCAGCGTTTGGCTTTGGTGTTTTAATTGGCAGTGGCGGGCAAGTTGTTAGCAGTGGAATAAACAGGGCGTTAACAGGACGACAAATCCGGGAAGGTATGGACGCGGTTGAAAAGGCGGGAGGCAAGATTAATCCGGATGCTCGCAAGTATGCAAATTTGGCCGAAGGCGAGGAAACGATTGAAAGGCAAAACCCCTTAGCTGGTGGTGCCGATGGCGAAATAGAACACATTATGCGAGCGCTTGAAACAGAGGTCGCCGCCGCACAGAGCCGCCCCGCTAACATTTCCGAAACACCTAACGCGCCAGTCAAACGAGAAACAGATATTTTTATCAATGACAAGGCAGATGCAAATGTCGTGTCTGTGTTGCCAGATGATGTCGAAGTCGATGCTCAATTATTTCAGTTCAAACGCGGCGGAGATGATGCGGGTGTTACTGAGCGTTTACGAGATGTGGATGATTGGAATCCGGAATGGTCAGGCCAAGTCATCATCTACGAGCGCACAGACGGACGCCGCGTAATTGTTGACGGACACCAGCGGCTCGGATTGGCAAAGCGGATCAAAGAAAAAAACCCGGATGCAGATATTCGTCTTTATGCCCGCGTGTTGCGCGAAGCAGATGGGATTACAGTGGATGCGGCAAGGTTACGCGGTGCGTTAAAAAATATAGCTGAGGGTAGTGGTGATCCGGTTGACGCAGCTAAGGTGCTTCGGATTGATCCAGATTCATTAACTAATTTACCCCCGCGCTCAGGATTGGTTAGAACAGCCAGAGGCATGATGAAGCTCGATGACGAGGCGTTTGATCTTGTCGAGCAGGGATTTCTTGATCCCGCGATGGCGTCTTTGGTGGGGCGTTATGTTGATGATCCAGCGCGTCAAATTGCAATCATGCGGCTGTTAAAAGATGTAGAACCGGATAACCTAGTTGAAGCAGAGGCAGTTATAAGGCAAGCTCTCAACACACCATTTGACACGAAAACGCAAGTAAATCTGTTTGGCGAAGAAGTTATTACAAGCAGTTTATTTAAAGAAAGAGCAAAAGTATTAAATCAAGCGTTAAAAGAATTAAAAAAAGACCGCGCAACATTTAAAAACTTAGTTGATAATGCTTCTGATATTGAGGCGGGCGGAAATAGATTAGCAAAAACACAAAACAACGAAAGGGCTATGACTGATGGCGAAGCGATCCAAACCATCCAAAAAACGGCCAACCGGAAAGGGCAATTATCAGACGCGCTCAATGCCGCGGCCCAAAAATTCAAAGAAACAGGCAACCTCAGCGGAGCCGCAAGAGATGTTGTCAGAGCTGTCCGAGAGGGAGTTGAACGAGGCGATTTCCGACGCATGGATGATGGCGGAGCAGGACGCAATCTCGATGGTACAGAGGCGCCGGATATCGTCAAGGATGCGCCTGGACAACGCGAGTTAGACAAGTTTGACGATCCTTACACCGGCCCCGGTGTCAAAGAGCAAGGCGATCAATTAGAGGCTGTTGCTGATACTACGACCAATATCAACGAGAAAGAAATACCTATTGGTGAAATTGTCGGAGATCAGGGTGAGTTAATACCCGATTTAAAAAGCAAAAAGGAAATATTTGACGATATTAAATCCGACGAAAAATACCTCGCACGGCTGAAGGATTGTGTCTGATGAGTTTTACTGAGTGCGTCACAAATGCTGTCAAAGCCAAGGACATTACCAAGGAACAGGCCGACGAAACGCTTGAGTTGTATCAAGAGGTGCAACTTGATCTTCTTCGTCAAATAGGGCCGGATCAGGCTCAGGTCGCCGCAGGAAAAATTGCATATGACATTATGGCGGCTGACATAGCACAGCGAAAGCGGGTTAGGCTTATGTCAATGAACACGTTTTACCGCAATCGAGAAGAGCTAGACGCACTTGTTAAAAAGGGTATGCGTCCCGGCAAAGCGTTACAAGAAATTGTTGAAAGTCGTGGTGGCTATGGCAACGACCTCTATTACACACAGCGCACTATCCGGCGCAGTCTTGTCAGTCAAATGTCTGAACTTTTAGCCGCACACAGACTTACATTGACAGGTGGTCAGCGCGACAAGGCGGGGATGCTGGATATTGTCAAAGCCCTGTATGGCGATGAAAGCAATGTCTTTGCCAAGCAACTGGCCGATGCCTGGATTGCGGTGGCGGAAACTGCACGAAAGCGAGCAAACGACGCAGGGATGCGGATTCCGAAGCTGATTAATTGGAGACTCCCCCAAACGCATGAACAGTTGAAAGTTACGTCTGTCGATAAAGATGAGTGGATTAACTACACCTTTGATCGTCTTGATATGGCGGCAATGACAAACACAAAAACCGGACTGCCCTTCAACGAACAAACGCTCAAGCAAGCTCTTGGTGAAATGTATGAGTCGATCAAAGACCCATTTTCTGATGTTTTGCCAGGAACATCGCCGCGGGGTAAATCATTAGCAAACCAGCGCACCGATCACCGTTTTCTAGTGTTTAGAAATGCTGAGGGTTGGATGCAGTATCAAGAGCGTTTCGGCAACCCGAATGTTTTTGAAACAATGATGAAGCATCTTGACGAAATGGCAAAAGACATTGCTCTTTTAGAGGTGCTTGGCCCCAATCCAAAAGCGATGGCGGAAGCCCTAAAGGTCAAAGCGCGAAGCGACGCGGCTCAAGCAGGAGGCAAGGCTAATCAAAAGGTTAGCGGCGATATTCAGCGATTTGAGGAATTATTTGATCATTTTAACTATGGTGAAAAAACACGAAATATGCTTGTAGCTCAATCTATGGGCGGCTTTCGTGACATAATGTCCTCAGCCAAACTTGGCGGCGCCCCTATATCGGCCCTAGCTGACTTCAACACACAAAGAGTCCAGGCAAATCTTGTTGGGATGCCGACAACAAAACTAATGACCCGGATATTTAAAGAGATGCCGCAGGGTAAAGAGGGCGTAGCTTTTGCGGCACGAATGGGTGTAACGGCTGACGCGGTAATGCAAACACTGGCGGCTCAAGCACGATACGCTGACGATACAATGAGTCCTCGAATAACGCGGCGTATTGCCGACACGACTCATAGGCTTTCTGGATTGACAGGACTTACCCGCGCCGGGCAACAGGCATGGGGGATTGAGTTTCAAGGCTTTTTGGCGGATCAGGCTGGTAAATCATTTAGTGACTTAGCCAAAAGTAGATCGAGTAGCGACAAGATGTTTTTTGATACACTTGTTCGCAACGGTGTAACAGCAGACGAATGGAATACTGCACGATCAACAAAATTGCACTCACAGGATGGTGCTTCATTTTTACGTGTGAACGACATTGCGGATCGTGCTGATTTAAACAAGATGGCACGGCGTCGGCTTTCAACAAAAATGATGAACATGATTCTCCGTGAAGGCGACCGTGCGGTTCCAGTTCCAACTCTGCGCTCAAGAACGCTTGTCGTTGGTCGAACAGAACGCGGCACTTTTGCCGGTGAAGCAATGCGGGCGGTAGGTATGTTTCGCAGTTTTCCCGTAGCGATCATTATGAATAATTTAGTCACTTACGCCACACTTTCCAACAAAGCCAGCCGCGCCCGCTTCACTGCTGATTTCATTATTAGTTCGACTGTGGTGGGCGGGATGCTTTACCAGGCAAAACAAATTGTTTCGGGGCGCGATCCGCGGGACATGGGCGACCTTAAATTTTGGCAAGCGGCTATTTTGCAGGGTGGCGGCTTAGGCATATTTGGAGATTTTTTGTTTGCAGATTATTCCCGCTTTGGCCGAAGCCCTTCCACAGAAGCGGTCGGGCCAGTTGGCGGTTTTGCAGATGACATTGTGAAACTTGCTAAAAATATAGGTGAGGATCGCTTTGGCAGTGACCTTATCAACTTCCTCTGGAAAAACGCGCCCGGAAACCGAATTTGGTATTTACGGCTTCTTGCCGAGAGGGAAATTATAAATCGACTAGAGGAGATGGCAAATCCAGACATTACCAGGCGTTGGCAGAACAATGCGAGGCGGCATGAGAGGGAAACAGGACAGGGGTCAATTTACGCAAAGGGAACAAGCATTTTTCGATAACCAAAACTTTGACCGCCTAAACGAGTTTTTTTAGGTAAGGTTTACAAATCGTAAAGAGGTGAATTAGGTATGGCAGATTATCCGATTACAGCCGTCGCTCGGCGTGTGGTCTACTCCGGTTCAGCCGGAACAGGGCCATACAATTTTTCGTTTCCTGTAATAACATCAACCGACATCGATGTTTACAAGGATTCCACGAAGCTAACGCTGACAACAGATTACACCGTGACCGTCAGTGCAACCGATGGGACAGGCTCAGTTACGCTTGACTCAGCGGCAACCAGCGACAATACAATTACTATCGTTGGTGCCAGGGCATTGCAAAGAACTACTGACTTTGTGACCGCGGGAGATTTATTGGCCAACAGCTTAAACACAGAGCTTGATAGCCAAACGATTTTTGTCCAGCAAGCCTCGGAAGATGCAACGCGGGCAGTTAAGGCACCTGTTTACGATCCAACGTCTATCGACATGACACTACCAGCAAAGGCGGATCGTGCCGGAAAGTTAATGGGCTTTCATTCCTCAACAGGCAATCCCGGTCGGGTAAATTCGATTGCTGTTACTACAGTCACACCAACCAATGGTGCGGCGGGAAGTGCAACCGCTTCATTTGTTACTTCAACAGGAGTTTTAACTTTAGGCATACCACAAGGATCGACCGGAATTGGTGGCGTCGGCATGCAATATTCGACAACAACAACGGACTCTGATCCGGGCGCCGGATTTATCCGCTTTAACAACACAAGCCTCAACTCAGCAACCATTATGTATGTCGATGACTCGGATGGATCAGTTGACATATCCGCATGGGTTCAAAGTTGGGATAACAGCACAAGCGGCTCAAAAGGTTTCATTACAATTACCGGCAATCCAAACGCATCATCTCCGTTAGTGATATTTAAAGTTACCGGGACGGTCACAGACGCCAGCGGAACATATACCAAGGTGCCGGTTGCTTACGTTGCAGGCAGCACATCGATTACGAACAGCGCCGAGATCAGCGTGCAGTTCTCACCGGCTGGCGATGGCGATGTGGCTGGATTGGATTATGTCTTTTCCACGACCACCACTGATTCCGATCCGGGGAGCGGGGTACTGCGGGTTAATCATGGAACCATCTCCAGTGCCAGCGCCATATATATCGACGACCAAGACGCCAACAGCGCGGATGTGAGTGCGTACTTGCTGACGTGGGATGACAGCACGAACAGCGCCGACCGAGGCCAGATTTACATTACTAAGAAATCAGCGCCTGCAAACTTTGCAATCTTTAAGGTGTCCAATGCCAGCACCGATGCTTCGGGTTACGTCAAGCTGGCAGTAACGCACGTCAGTTCAAGTGGCAGCTTCAGTGATACTGATCCGATTGCTGTCGAGTTCAACAGGACGGGCAACGCGGGTGCAGATGGCACGATGTCAGGCCCAGGCAGTTCTACCGATAACGCTGTTGCGCGGTTTAACGGCACGTCCGGTGAGACGGTCCAAAACTCTGGCGTCACGCTGGATGACTCAAATCATTTAAGTTTTCCAGACAGCGCCAAGGCGCAGTTCGGCGGCTCTAACGATTTGCAGATTTATCACGATGCCAGCCATTCCTATATCAACGACGCAGGCACCGGCAATCTCAAAATCGCCAGCAGCCAGATCGATCTACTCGGTGGCACAGACGGCGGCGAGACAATGGCGACGTTTGTCGATAATGGCGCCGCTACGTTGTATCACGACAATTCTGCTAAGATTGCGACTAGTGCAACAGGTGTCTCAATCACCGGCACATTGCTGGCCACAACCGATACCGATACCAGCAACACCGGCAGCGTTACCTTAGACTTTGCGGCAAATCAAAACTTTGTGCTGACGCTTACGGGAAATGTGACTTTAGCCAATCCCAGCACGGAACAAGTGGGGCAGGCCGGTGTTATCGTGTGCATCCAAGACGGAACTGGTTCTCGCACACTAAGTCTTGGCACGGATTATGAAACTGCGGGAGGGGCTGGAATTACTCTCAGCACAGCGGGGGGTGCTGTTGATGTGATCCCATATTTTGTGAAGGCGTCGGGCAGTATTCAGCTTGGCGCTGTGCAGTTGGCGTTTAGCTGATGCCTGTAAGCTCACAATGGTTTGCCAATCCTGGCTCAACGTATGAGATAGATCAGTCTATTCGTTTTAACGATGACGATTCAGCCCAACTATCGAAAACTTACTCTGGTGCGGGCAATCGCAAAACAGCATCTATTTCCATGTGGCTAAAAAGGGCGAACATCTCCACAACGATGGATTTGTTTGGAGCGAACTCCAGCAATCTGGACACAATTCGATTCAATTCAAACGATACAATGATGATAAGGGTTGGAAATGCTGACAGCACAACAGATCGTGTTTTCCGAGACGTTGGGGCATGGGGGCATTTGTTTATCGTTCGTGACACAACGCAATCGACTAGCACGAACAGGCTTAAAGCATGGTGGAACAACGAAGCCCTAACTTTTTCAACTTACAGTGTGCCTTCACAAGACACTGACACAGAATTTATGAACGCTGTGATTCATCGCATTGGAACAGAGGGTGGGGGAAGCAGTCAATTTTTTGATGGCTACCTTGCAGAAATACACGTTATTGATGGAACAGCGAAAGCCACAACAGACTTTGGTGAGATTGACAGTGACACAGGGCAATGGATTCCAAAAGAATACACAGGTTCGTATGGTGACAATGGGTTTCACATTGATGGCAGGGATAGCTCTGATCTTGGCGATGATGAATCAGGCGAAGGAAACGACTATGCAAGCAGCGGCTTGTCAACAGCAGATCAAATGTCTGACAGCCCGACTAACAACTACTCCACTCTTAATCCACTGAGCAACGGAACCGGTGCTTCTCCGTCTGACGGCAATTTAAAATTTTCAACTACTTCATCAGCAACGGGGACTATGGTCTCTACAATTCCGGTTAGCAGTGGTAAGTGGTATGCCGAGGTTACAGTAACAACAGGCAGCGCAAATGGCGCACTCGGTATTCGGTCAATTACACAGTCTTCTGTTACCAGCAATACCCTTGGTAATCAAACGCTGGATTATAGTTATAGGGGCAATGGTCAAAAATTTAATAGCAATACTAAAGCAAGCTATGGAACTGCTTATACGACAAATGACGTTATAGGTATTGCTCTTGATTTAGACGCCGGCACGATAAAATTTCTAAACGACAATTCTAACCAAGGAAATGCATATACGGGCATCAGCGGAACTTTTGTTTTTGCGGTCGGCGACGACCACACATCGTCTGCGTTTGCTGGGACATTTAATTTTGGTGCATCATCTTTTACATACACACCGCCAACAGGATACAAGGCACTAAATAGCGCAAACCTACCCACCCCATCAGTGACAGATCCGTCACTCTATTTTCAAAGCACGCTGTACAGCGGCAATGGATCAACCCAGTCGATTAGCAACGGTGGAAATTCTGACCTCCAACCCGATCTGATCTGGATCAAAAACCGCAGCGCGGCGGACAGTCATGTTCTTACGGACGCAGTTCGCGGCGTTACGAAAATTCTGTCAACGGATTCGACGGGTGCCGAAAGCACTGACGCTGACACCGTGACGGCGTTTGCAAGCGACGGCTTTGCGCTTGGAGCGGATGACAAGGTGAATACCTCGTCTGAAAATTATGTCGCTTGGCAATGGAAAGAGGGCAGCACGCCGGGTTTTGATATCGTGACCTACACAGGCACCGGATCCGGCGCAAACATCTCGCACAGCTTGGGGGTCAAACCGTCTGTTGTTATAGTTAAGTGCAGAAGTGACGGTTCAACGCATTGGATTGTTAACGATTGGAGCGGCGACTACGCCAACAAACTGAAGCTGAATGAAAATGAAGCAGCTTCTGGTTCTTCGGGTTTCATAACTGCGGCAACGTCATCGAACTTTACGCTTGGCACTGACAGCGATGTCAACGGCAGCAGTAGAACGTATGTTGCTTATTGTTTTGCAGAAGTTGAAGGGTTCAGCAAGTTCGGCAGCTACACTGGAAACGGTAACGCAGACGGTCCCTTTGTTGCCACAGGTTTTGCCCCCTCCGTCATAATTTTTAAAAATGCATCGGCGGCTTATAACTGGGATATAAGGGATAGTAAAAGAGACCCTTTAAATCCAAACACCTTTTATCTTTCGCCATCTTTAAATGATGCTGAAGCAACATCCTCAGATGGCGTTGATTTTCTTTCAAACGGATTTAAATACCGAAGCAGCGGTGCAACTGCAAATGGCAGCGGCAACACGATAATATATATGGCTTTTGCTAAAACACCCTTCAAAACAGCTAACGCCCGGTAGGAGAAGAGATCATGTGGAAATACGGCGAACAAACTATCCGCGAGAACCGCGCTTGGACGGACGACGACGGCATCCAGCACCCGCGCAACTGGCACATTTGGTCAGCGGAAGAAAAGGCAGCGGCAGGGCTAGCCGAAGTTACGCCGGAGACGCCCCCCGACAGTAGGCTTTACACTTGGTCACAAAACGCTGACGGCACGATAAACAAAAAGGCCAAGGCGCTGAACGATACTGGTTCCGGCGATGATCTGGTTAAGGGTGTTAAAACCAGTCTCAAAGACGAAGTTAACACCCAGCAAGGTTCTATTCTCGCGGCAACCGATTGGTATGTAATTCGTAAAGCCGATAAATCCGTAGCAATCCCTGACGCAATTCAAACTTACCGAGACGCGATCCGCGCAAAGGGAGATGCGATGAAGTTAGCAATCGACGACGCGGCTGATACCGCTGCTGTGGCTGCGCTGTTTGTTACCTACGATGCGGACGGAAACAAATCGGGAGTCCTTTACGACTGGCCAACTTTAGAGGAGTAAGCATATGTCACATCACACTGTATTACATCGCACACGAAACTGGTTTGTCCAACGCGGATCAGAGGCGTCTACACTTGCGGGAATTGCGGTTGTCGCCGTGAGCCTTAGCGTCCTTCTTAGCATTAGCTGGATATCTTTGGTGGCGCTTGGTTGTGCTGTCGCGGCAATGATTAAAGCTGATCCCGGCTGTCCAAAGTGTAACAAATGATAGCCTCTCTAATACCTACGCTACTGCCGGCGGTAACTAATATTATCGACAGGTTTTTGCCGGAGGACAAAGAGGCGAAGGCGAAAGCAAAGCGCGAGATAGAACAACAGCTATCTAATCACCTAGCACAAATTGACTTGGCACAGCTTGAAATCAATAAAAACGAAGCATCGCACAGAAGCATTTTTGTGGCCGGGTGGCGACCCTTCATTGGGTGGTCTTGTGGTATTGCACTCGCCTGGACATATGTGGCCACGCCAATTTTACAATTTGCATTAGCTCAAACTGGACATTTGATTGATTTACCCGCGCTCGACATGAGCCAGATGATGCCCGTCCTTATGGGTATGCTCGGATTGGGTGGCCTACGCACATTTGAAAAGTTTAAAGGCGTGTCACGCTAATGGATGTCGCCGCGCTAAAAACTCTGATCCCCCTTGCCATTACAATCGTAGGGGCGGTTATAGCGTTGGCAAAAATGCAAGCCAAAGTAGCTGAAAGCTCAAAGCAACTCGACATGCTTGCTAAAGATGTGACCCGCTTGGAAAGCGAGCAAGCGCACACGACGACACTCATGGCGAAGATGGATCAGGTTGAAAGAAACATCACACAGTTATGGGGCGCAAACGATTCCCATTTGCAGAAAATGGATGCAATGGAAAGGAACATGACCGGTAAGCTGGAGCGGCACCGTGACCGCCTAGACGAAAGATTTATAGCCCTCCGGGAAAAGATCAACGGCGGTCACAAATGATTGAGCTTTGGATGGCAGTCTTATTAATGATTGGCGGGCCAACAGCAGACGAAGCCTACCTCCACACAATTAGCGGCCCGCCTGTTGACGCAAAAGAGAAGTGCGAAAAAGAGGCTAGCGCCAATGGGCTTAAGTTTTATTACCAATATAAGGCGCCGCAGGGCTGGAAACTTCTTGGCGTTTTCTGTGTGCCGCTTTTGGAAGCATATGAAATTAAGTTGGGCAAAGAAATATAAATGACTGTCGTGTTTAATACCGATTCCGTTGCCGACCAGCTTTCAAAGGAAGAAGGATATCGGCGCTTTGTTTACGACGACCACTTGGGCTACGAGACAATAGCGTATGGGCGTTGTATTGCAGAAGGCGTCGGCTATGGCATTGACGAGGAGGAGGCGCGGTATCTGTTAATTAGAGACATTGATCGCGTCGAGCGTTCGTGCGCTGATGCCTTCGATTTCTGGGAAGATGTGTCGCCCAACATCAGAGAGACAATCGTTATGCTTGTTTTTCAAATGGGGCTTGCCGGATATCAGAAGTTCAGAAAACACCTGCGGGCGGTAGCGGATCAATCGTGGGACGAAGCCGCCGCTCAACTTTTAGACTCAAAGTTTGCCAAACAAACACCCGCTCGCGCCAAGCGCATGGCGAAACGGATTAAGCGCGGTTGAGATTTCCAAAGCATGTGGCGGGTGATCTATGCGAGGCAATCGCTTTGAAAGAGCTTGTCGCTCGGGG